AGCCCGGTACTAGTAAGGGTGATAGCTATTGTGCAAGAAGTCTGGGTATAAAGAGAGGACTGTCTAAGAAGAAACAAAACGATCCTAATACTCCTAACAACCTATCTCGTAAGCGTTGGAAATGTTCTGGTGCAAAGTCAAGGAAATAACTATGGCTAAAAATGTTAAACATTATTTTAAAAGTGGTAAAGAACATAAAGGTGCAATGCATAAGATGCCTAATGGTCAGATGCATTCTGGTAAAACACATACTAAGACAAGCAAACCTGTTGTTCATCTTAATAAACTATCAAAAGCAGCAAAGAAAGTAGCGAGGGCGTAATGGCAAAACGTGGTTTATATGCTAACATTCATGCTAAAAGAAAAAGGGGAGAGAAGATGAGGAAGAAGGGTGCAAAGGGAGCACCTAAACCCGGAGCGTTTGCTAGAGCAAAACGTACAGCTAAGAAAACATAGGAGATTATAATGCTACCATTCTTAGGTCCTATTGTTAATGGTATTTTTAGTGTTGGCAAGACCTATTTAAATAATAAAGCTGAAGAAAAGAAAGCCATACATGATCGTAAGATAACTCAGATCAAACAAGATGGTAACTGGGATGAGATACAGGCTCGTAACAGTAACAACTCTTGGAAGGATGAGTACCTTACAATCATATTAACTCTACCTTTTGTAGCCATGTTCTTAGCTGTTGTCTTTGAAGCAGATGAAATGGTTATGAGATTTAAATTAGCATTTAAAGTACTTGATGAGGATGTGCCTGATGAGTACTGGTATCTACTTAGTGTCGTTGTAGCTGCCTCATTCGGTGTTAAGAAAGTTATCGATGTTATCAAGGCTAAGAAGCCATGACAAATTCTTTAACAGTATTATTATCAGTAGTTCTTTTTACAGTACTCTTAAGTTTTAATCATACCCCTAAAATTACATGTGATCTTGAATTAAAGGTAAGTTACTGGACAGAAAGACTTAAGGTAGAAAAGCTTACACCACTTAAAGAAGATAAAAGAATTATATTCTTAAGTTACTTTAATAACGAACCACCCATGACCGACAGTAATCCTAAGTATGTTATGGTGTATGTACATACTCAGTTAAACAGAGCGATTATCTTATTTAAAGAAGACGGTCCTTGTATTAACTCTGTCCATATGATTCCTGCTAAGATTGTAACACGTTGGTTAACTACAAACGGTATTTAGTTAAGTAATAAATAACTACAACCATAGGTTAAAGCTATTGTCACAGCAAATATAAATAGTATTCTAAGAGTTTCTTTAATCATCTCTTACCTCCTCTATTAATTTGTTTAAGTACCATTGAGCTTTATCTAAGTCTTGCTTGGGCTTGTCTTTATAACCATAACGCCATAGATACTTTATAGCGTTGCCCTTAAGGTATCCTTTGAACTCATCATCAGACATGCTGGCCTGTATAGCCTCTATACATTCGACTCCATGCTTGTTATGATTGTAATGAGCAGGATGATTAACAACGTCTGCTTCTTTTTCTAATTCTTTAATCACTTCATATCTCACTTTTTAGTCCCTTTACTGCTCCTAGATGTACCCATGTCAGAGTGCTAAGCTTGTCTCTTGCAGTGGTAAGAGCCTCCAGCTTTCTTTCTGCTGTAGTAATATAGTCTATATGCTCAGCAACAGCAACAGGTTTAGTTAAAAATATTTTTAAATCTGTCTCAGCAACTATGATGTCTCCTTCTAACTTTTTAAGTAGAGCTTCTTTAATTACGTTCTTCTCAACCACAGCTTTTATCTCCTGTATCTGGGTCATACACACAAGCAGTACCTTCTTCTTCTTCAACTTTATTCAGGATACCAAACCTTTTACCAGAGGCTCTGAAGGTTGTGATACCTTTACATCCTTCTTGCCATGCCTTAAAGTATAGGTCTTTAAACTGATCCCATGTCACATCATCTCCAACATTACATGTCTTAGACACAGCAGAATCAACATGCTTCTGAGAAATACTTAGTACTTTAAGATGCTCTTCCATCCCTACATTCTCAGATACCTTACCTCTGACACTGTAATAATAATAAGCATAGTCAGGTACTTGAACAATCTTAGTACCTTCATCTGTTTTAATAGTCCTCTGTGTTTCCAAAGCAAAGACAGGTTCAATACCACTACTCACATTATCAGCAGTTAAACTAATAGTACCAGCAGGAGCTATAGAAATCAAGTGTGAATTTCTTAAGCCATACTTACCTATAGAGTTTTGAACATCACTATCCAGACCTTTAATGTAAGGAGCATTGTGATAAGCCTCAGATTTAAACAAAGGGAAAGACCCTTTCTCTAGTGAAAGCTCAGAGCTATACATGTAGGCTGTGTTTTTAAGGACATACAGAACATGATCAAGAAACTTAAGACTTTCTTCAGATCCATACTCCCATCCTAGTATCTCACTAGTGTTAGCAAAGCCTGTGATACCCATACCCACACGCCTTTTCTGTTTAGCCTCATGCTCATGCTCATCTAATGGATAAATTGTACGATCAATAACATTATCCATAGCACGAACAACATGAGGTATGTCTTGCCTGAATTGACTCCAGTTAAAACTTCTGTCATGTACATCTCCATCTATGATGTCTCTGTCTTTGATGTACTTAACAAGATTAAAACTACCAAGAAGACAAGCACCATAGGGTGGTAAAGGTTGCTCACCGCATGGGTTAGTTGCTGAGATAGTCTCACAGTACCTTAGATTATTATATTCATTAATCGTATCGATAAACAGGACTCCGGGTTCTGCCCAGTCCCATGTGGCTCTCATAATTTCATCCCATAAGGCACTAGGATCAATGGTATCTACTACTTGACCCTCCCATACAAGATCAAAGGACTCATCATTGACCAGTGCTTCCATAAACTGATCAGTAATAGCAACAGATATATTAAAGTTTCTTAGTCTTTTGTCATTTTGTTTTGCTCTGATAAACTCTTCGATGTCGGGGTGATCCACTCTAAGTACACCCATCTGAGCACCACGCCTGTTGCCAGCAGAGGATACAGTATTACACACAGCGTCATAAATATCCATAAAGCTAACAGCACCACTAGCCTTAGACCCCAAGGTTTGGATAGGTGCTCCTCTATAGCGAAGAGTGCTGAAGTCATAGCCAATGCCACCGCCTTTACGCATTGTTTTAAACGCATTTGTAGCTCCGTCCATAATACCTTCAGTCGAATCTTCGATAGTCTGGGAGACAAAGCAGTTGAAAGCTGTAGTTTTTCGAGGGCTACCAATAGCTGACTGAACACGCCCTGCAGGTAGATACCTTTGGTTAAGAAAAATGTCTTTAAGTTTGTGCCTATGTTCTTCACCATCATTCAATGTTCCTGCTAGTCTAACCATTGCATCATAGAAGGATTCATTAGGCCCTCTATATTTTTCTTGGTGTACTTGTTTACTTATCTCTAGTGTTGGCCCTTGTTGTATCATTGTTGCTCCTTGTCAGTTGTTCTTTTTTCCAATTCCAAATCTTTTCATAATCATAAAACCTAGCTTTACGTATGTCAATCTCAGAGTCAGTAATTCTAGATTCTTTTAATGGATTTATTGGATATATCTTTTCCATTTCTTTATCCATCTCAAAGTAATTAAAAACTTTATCATCTACTTCATGTCCACTCATCAGTTGTATTGCTCCTTTCATAGTCTAACTTTGTTAGTATATCTGAGAATAACTCTGGGTTATCTTGTACTCTATCCCAGAACATATCAAGAATAGTATGTGCATCTAAGCTTAGTATCTCTACTACATCATGCCTGTCATAGTGAGAACATAAACGTTCCATAAACTCCTCATCAGTTATGATCAGGCCGTTAAGCATTACTTATACTCCTGCTTCATTCTTTCTATAGAGATAAACTCTGGATCATAGTTACCATTAATAACATTACGCTTAACAATAACACCTCTCCACCATAGTTCATTAGCTTCTCCTGCAAAGTCAGCAAAGTAATCTTGAAAGACTCCAGCCATTAACCCTTGTATACGAGAGCCATCAGCTTTAGTACGAGTAGCATAGTCAAGAGTATGTAAGTGTCCAGATGTACATGACTGATACTGTTTAACTAGAAGAGAATAAGCAGGATGCTCTCCACTAATCGCTCTACCCATCACACCACTAGTATGATAGTGAGCATAAGCAATACCATCAATGACCTTGATGCCGGGGGTAGCTCCACGATAAGGAACAAACTCCCATCCAAACTTTTTATAACGTAAATCTTCCAGACTAATAACCCCATCAAGCTTAGCTGAGTCAGTAGAAATAGCTCTGCTGATACGATGTTCATGGTTACCCTCTAGCATATACATTTTAGGTCTACGTTTTTTAGCTTTCTTTATAGGGGTAAACATTCTTTCTTGTGCATCTATTGTAGCATTAACATCATCTTTGTAACGCCTACCTTCAAAGCCTTGAGTACCTTTATCGTAGCTACACAAGCTAGGTAAGTCTGCCATATCACCTAAACAAATTACTTTGTCAGGTTTAATATCTACTATCAGTTTACCTAACAGTTCAAATCTTTTATTAGAAAAATCAGGATGGGCATGAGGGTCTGGTATTACTAAGTGTATCACACTAGTACTCCTTTGGTATAAACTTAATGCCAGCTATTTGGGCATTGTAATATAATCTATTATCGTCATCAATTCTTTCTACAAGGACATCACGTTTGTGTTGTAGGTTAGCTTCACCGTAGACGAGTCCCCCTCTTGTCTTGTAATTTTTAAGTATTCTAAACTCGAAGGATTTTTTTCCGTATACTTTAATATCTTCTTTAACATATCTACTGCTTGACTCATAGTAATGCCAGTCTGATTGCTTAACAATTTTTCTTTTCTTGTGGACATGGTATTGCTTTTTTCCTATGTACATTTTACCATTAACAGTATTAGTTATTAGGTAGACAAATCCAAAGTATTTTTTAGGATTAGGTTTACGCCCTATCCAATGATGGTTAATGGGTTTTGCCAACTACACTCTCCATATCACAGAACCATCTGTATTGTTGCCATGCTTCATGTGCTTCAGTAACTAACTCTGCCCCTTTTTTTGAAGACTTTATATTAAAAATATAATTAAGCATAAATGTATCTTTCTCATCATCAGTCCACTCCATCTAAAGGCTCCCTTAGTATCCATAGAAGTTTTTTATTTTCTGCATACCGTTTCATGTAGTCATCTTTAAATTCTTGACGGTACTTATTAATTATTATATCTTCCATTTCTTGGACAGACTTACCAAGTAACAACTTGTCTGCTGTTTTGTCACCAATACCGTGTATCCCTATTATATTATCAACACGGTCTCCTGTCAACATCTGTTTATAGAAAAAATAATCAGACTGCTCAACAGTGGTAAAGTATTTATGTTGTTTACGAAAGTTGTAGTGCCACCCCGGAATCATATCAAGGTCTTTGTCTATGGTACATATAATAGGAGTGTCTTTCTTAGCTAAATTTTTAGTTTTGTTTATACGACACTGAGTTATACCCATAGCATCATCAGCTTCCATACCATCTATTAACTTAGCATCCCATTCTTTTATCAGGTAATCTATGATTGCTCTGTAGTGTATAGGTTTATGTGAAGGGTCTCTGTTGCCCTTGTACACTGCTGATGTAGCCACATCATGACGATAGTTTCCTTTACCAGTTAGGAATATACTACCTTCATGACTATCACACGCCTCACTTATCTCTAGCAAAGACTGCTTAACATTATGTAATGCATGGCTTACTGGTTCAGGTATAATCTTTTTATCTATAAGACTCTTATCTATATTGTGAGTAGTACAATATTTATTAGCATCTCTTTTATACTCAAAAGTATTATTGTTTATATTATATTGATTCTTCTGTGATGCAAAGCCACATGAGTAAACAAGTACATCCCCATCAATCAGACTGTACATCTTTGACCTCTTCAGTACCTATAGTACCTTTAAAAGTCTTCTTAAGTACATCTTTAATATCTTTTTCATGGGCACAATTATTAATTTCTTTAGTTATATCAACAGGTTTTTTACCCGGCATATCAATTATAAAACTAGGCATAATATATTCTCCTTGAGTTAAAAAAAATAGGCAGTTTATACACATGCCTAGGTGTCGGAGCAACTCTAGAAAGGATCGTCTTCTGCTTCAAGCTCTATATGTCCCATGTCTTGTTGAACAGGGGCAACATATCCTTCTTCTGTATCCATTTGATCTGTTATATACTCTACCATTTTAATAACCATAACAGTATTCAGACCTACATTTGTTCCTTCTTGACCATTAAAGTTCCAATCATAAGTATTGAAAGGAACCTTTACTGTACTACCATTACCGATAGCCACAGGCTCAGGAAGAACGTTGCCTTGAGAGTCAGTAACTTTAGGAGGATACTGAGGGGAACCTTTCAAGGTAATAAAGTCTCCCTTCTCATCTCCTTTATTCTTAAGCTTAATACCAGCTTGCTTTACTAGTTTCAGTGATGGCTTGTCCATATTACCAAGGTCCATCTGTAGTTTACCACTTAAACTATTAGGCTTACGAACATTAGCCCAGTATGCTTCACCTCTTAGTACTTCTTTCATTTTACATTACTCCTTTAGTGTGTTTCTGACCAATTATAACCAATCTTATACTCCCCGTCAAGGGGGCAAAGGCAACCTAACAGAGGGCCAGCATCTCTGATAGACTGTACTTGAATCTTTCCTAGTTCTTCTGCATGATCTTCTCTAACCTCAGTCTGCCATTCATCATGAACCCATGCTACCATACGCCAATCTAAATGACTAGCTTTTTCAGACCACAACTCAGCAGCTTTCTTCATAAGAATAACCTCACCACTCTGTAACAGAACTGATAAAGTAAAGTAAGGCTCTGCTATTGGTATCCATCTCTTATCTAAACCTATAATATATCCACGTTCAGCCAGACGTTCGTACTTATACTTGGCTCTCTTTAAAGCAGGTGTGTTCTCCAGAAATAACTTACGAGCATTGGCTCCCTCTTTGGCTGTGCCACCCATGATCTCTCCTATCTTAGGAGCACCAGCACCTAGTAACCATGCATAGATAAAGGTCTTAGCTATGTCTCTTGTCTTAAACCCACCAGCTTTCTGATTAGCTGTGTGTATGTCACCATCTACAACCTCAGCGATATAGTCCTTGTCTCCTGTGTAGTGTGCAAGAACTCTTAGTTGTATACCAGAGGCATCAGTACCTACCATCTTATAACCATCAGGTACAGTAAATAATTCTCTACAATTTTTACCATAAGGTTTATCTGATGCTGGAACCTGTGCTATGTTAGGTCCCCAGTGTGACATCCTGTGTGTCTTAGCACCAATGGTATTGACAGAGCCATGTATTCTACAATCATTATCTGATGCATCTATCCATGATTCAACCATAGTAATACGCCTGTCTACTAGGTCCCACTCCATCACCAGCTTGGCTTTAGGAAACTTCTCAGCCGCAGACTCAAGCACCCACTCAGTAAGTCTTGGGTTACCTTTATCTGTGAAGACTGTTGGCCTCCATCCTGCATTGACAAGATGTTTAATAATAAACTGTTGACTGTTCAGGTTAGGATCAGGCCATGTAATAGAAGAAAAACTACCACCAATATCAGCACTGTCAAACCCTTTAAGACCCACCCTAGAATACTCACCTGCCTTTGTAAGTTTTGGATGTACTTCTCGTTTAAAGACTGGAAGCGATATGAAAGTTGTAAGCAGTTCATCATCTAATTCTCTTTTTCTTTGTCTGAGGGTGGCGAGTAGTAGCTGTGCTTTCTGTTCATCAAGAAGTATACCGCCCATCCGCATCTCTTCAACCATTTGAGCAATGTAATGCTCAGATCTGAACACAGACTTTGGAGTCTGTTTAGTCTTAGCTTCCTGTAACAAAGCCTCATATATTTTATGGTTAAGATGTACATCTTCAGTACACCTATGTAACATCTCAGGTGAATATACGTCCCAATCATTATGCTCTACCTTTTCATGACCTAGTTGAAGTCCCCAGTATTCAAGACTGTGCTTACCTCTTTGTGAATCCAAGAGTCTACTAATAACAAGAGTATCCACAACCCTATCAAGGGGGACAGTAATATTAAGTAGCTTATGAATAACAGGAAGATCATAGCCAATGAGATTATGCCCAATGTATACACTAATATTTTTAGAAAAATTTTGGAAATCTGAAAGAGTATCTGGTTCAAAAGTGTATACCTCATTAGTCTTTATATCTTTCGCTACTATGCACCATATCTTTGTAGGGTTAAGACCATCAGCTTCAATGTCAAGTACTACCTTCATCTTCCATAGCCTCCGGGTCTGTAGCCTGATCCCATGTTATCTCACTTAATCTTCCTGTGACTTGACTATATTTTAACATAGAACTAGGGCCTGTCAACCCACTGAATCTATTTTTCAGTACTCTTATTAGAGTGGTATCCCTAATATCAGTATCATCTGATTGTCCATCACGCTCTAAACCAAACACCATGTTACTAAGTTGACCTATAGCGGCAGTACCTCTGAGGTCAGACAAGGATGTCTTACCCCCTTCTTCATGTGCTTTAGTAGACTGACGTTTAGCATGACTGACCATGATCAAACATATGTTAAGCTCCATAGTCAGAGTCTTAAGTTTAGTAGCTAACTCATCCAATGCCTTACGCTCATCTCCACTCTGTTGGTCACTGACAAGGATAGAGATATGATCAAGAAAAATATATTTACAATCTTTAGCCTTAGCAAAATATTTAATAGTAGTAAGGATTGTACCTATCTGATTAGACCCAAAGCTATCGTAGTATTCTACCCTGTCAAGGGCAAGGGTACTTTCAAAGGCAGATCGTAAATCTTCTTGAGTGTACACAGCATCTGGTAAATGAAAAGGAATAGACGCATCAATACTCATCAACCCCTTACCTGATGTATCAACAGTTTCTTCTAAAAACATACCGCCTATATTGTAGTTAGTAGTGGAAAGGATATGATGAAACAGTTCACGTAGTACCTGTGTCTTACCCATACCACTACCTGCGGTGAGGGTAATCATCTCACCCAGACGCATACCATATGTCATGCTTTGTAATTCATCCCAAGGATAAGGTACTGAGTCAACAGTAACATCTTTAGAAATACGATCCCACAAATCTTTACCTGATACAACTCCATCAGGCTTATGTTCTTCAGCACTCCACCAGTGCTGGCTAAAGTCTTTATACATTTTATTCTTAAGATAATTACTAGCATCCTTTAACTGCTTGTCCATCTTCATAGTCTTAACTTTATGACCAAACAACTCAGCTATATTTTTAGATGCTTCTTGCCCTGCCTTGTCTGCATCAAAGGCTAACACAATATGTTGAAACGAGTCGAGCCATTCAAAGTTTTCTTTGCAGTCTTTGTACGCAGAGGAGGATGATCGAACACTAACAACAGGAAATTTAGAACCCAAGAGTTCATATGCTGAGAGTGCATCAAGTTCTCCTTCTGTGATTGTGACGTACTTGCCACCCCTGTTAAACTTAACTTGCCCGAATAACTGTAAGCCTCTTGACTCTCCTTCAAAGCTAAATTGTTTCGGTAATCTTCTGATCTTATTGGATACCCACTGACCTGATTGATCTGAGTAGGGGTAGATATGTCTATCATCATCACTACTTACTCCATAAAATAATGCAGTACCCTCACTGATATTCCTGTCTGGAATAGCTGAGTACTTTCCTTTAGATAACGTCATGTTAGTTTGCTCCTTTGGTTTAGGTTGGTAGTCACCATTCCAATTGTCCCTGCCTTCACAGCTATGACAGTAGCCATGCCCATCATCATAGGTAGCATAGGCATCACTACTGCCACACATAGAGCAGGGAAGGTGTGCTTTTAAAAGCTTAGAATCACTCATCATCATACCCTATTCCATGCTTCTTAGCTCTGTCTATAACTTCATGAGTTTCTAAAAGTTCTCTGACTATAGTAAGACAGTCATGACAAACTTCCCAATCTTTTAATAGATAGTTCCATTTAATAGAGTAACTGCCAAGCTGTTTATCACAGGCTTTACACCTCATCAGTTCCTCCTAGCATGAAGCTTAGTCCATAGGTAGTTGTCAAACTTACAAACATACCTGTGTATAATTAAAAGTATTCTACGCATAAGCACACCTTTTATTAAAAGTCTATGTTAACTACCTTGTTAGACAGTGTATCATTGTAACCATCGTTATGTACACCAACTACTTTGTAATAGCAACACCTTCCTTTGGCATTGTTATAATCAGTAGGTACACTGACAACATCAGCAGGATTTATCTTAAGTATAACAGTATGGGTTCCACCAAAGTGAGACAGATAATCTATTGAACAGAAGTGTAAGCCTGATGAACAGGTTGTATCAGGATCATCCTCAACATCTTTACGATCCATCTGTACAACAGAGCCTACTGAGTTATCATTCTTACCTGTATGTACATCAGTAAAGTTTAAACTTACCTTCTTGTATGCAAGGAAGCAACCATCCTCTGTGATGGGTAGAGAGTTGTGTTCCATAAACCTATACAAATCTCTGATGCTTCTGCGAGAAGGATTCTCCATCATGTTCTCAAGGAAAGAACACATAGGATCAATATCAAATCCATCTCTCATCATGTCAAGTATACGAGTGGTCATTGAGTTGTGTATGTCCTCACCTTTGTACTGGACAACACCATTCACAACACTGACCTTACCCTTACCATAACGCTCAACAGCAAGAGACATATTACACAATTCTTCTACCTCATCCCAATTTTTATCAAGAATTGATTTATAAAGATTGTACCAATTAGGATGATCACTACTCATTGAGATGGTGCGATGATTCTCTGTCACACCTGTAAACGTGGTCTTAGTTAAAATGTAATGCATAATTAATTGCTCCATTGTTCTAATATTAATTCAACATCAGGCCTCATTGCCTCAAGTTGTTCTGGTGAGATAATCTGATAGCGTTCTCTCACCAAACCTTGTGAGATTATAGGGTGCTTCTCCCATACCTCACGAAGTTCTTTAGAGACTGTATCGGTATACTTTGTATCCTTTACAACCAGACTCTTTATTATACTTTTATTATTATATTTATTATCTAATTGATTATATAATTTATAATCTTTAATAATACTATTTAGTATATTATATTTAAACTTTATAGTATTATTATTTTTAAACATTGTCAAGAAGTTTTTTACTCTAAGGTCCATGTCCTTGTAAACAGTTGATAACATTAAGTATTTATCTACCTGTTTTCTGTCACCTAACTTTGATAAATGTTTCTTATAAACTTTTTCGTAATGTTCATCAAGCGACTTCCATACTTTTATGTTCTTGTCAAGTCTACTATGATACGTTCCCGGAACACCATAGATAGGTGTTGTGTCTCCTAACTCTTTTAATAATCTTGCTTTGTTTCTGCAATCCTCATCAGCCATCTGTGAAGGCCACCCTCTAAGTATTTTAACATACACACCGCCATCATTTATATCATGGTCTATGTCATGATAGAACATATCGTACATAGAATCTTTAAACCTTTTTAGTTTAACTATACGAGGTGCAGTTGTATCTCTTTTCACAGGTGCTGGGACAGGCAAGGTAGATACATCGTGGTAGGATGGGTTACCAAGGTAGTCTAACAGTGCTTTAAACTCGCTCTGAGAGGATTCTACAAGCACAACATACTTATTAGCACCAAGGTAATGATCATTAAGGTGCATCTTTATGGTAGATGGTACTTTAAATTTACTTTTAGCAGTGTCAAGATAGTAAAATGCAAACCTTTCAAAATTCTCTATTCTCCATGAGTGATATTGATCCATAGTTTTAAAGGATAGGTTTATGTTTTTACTTGACTCGTATGGTATATACTTAATCCTACCATGAAAAAATTCAGATAGCACTGACTTGTTCATGCTCACTGATTTGTGATGTACAGGTTTGTTACCGAATGTTAACCCTTCTATAATTAAACTAGACATTCTATTATTGTAGTAGAAACCATCGTACATTTTATTAGCCTTGATAGATGCTTCCCATAATGAACTACAATCTATTATAGATTTATTAGCAGACTTTATCATGTCCTGTTTAATCTTTGATAGCTTGTTACTGATGCTATTGATAGTAAAGTCAGAGTACGAGAGTGCTTCTCTATTTGCAGCAACTTCTAACTCTCCTATGTCAAACCAAATATCTAAATCAGCACCCTTTATAACATCTAAAAGATCGTCAGTTAGATTTGTTAAGCTATCTCTGTCAATAGGATACCTTACCTGACCTTGAATAGCGTATACAGAATTTGAATACGATCCCTTGTAAAGTTTCCAATCATCTGAACTAAGCACAACTTCTCTAGTATGAAACTCAAGATCAATGTTACACTCAGGGCGTGGCTCATAGTACTCGAACAAAGCAGTAGCCTTACGCACAAACTCAGTAACATCATGCTGTTTCACAGGAATGTTAATCTGTAATCCATTCGGACGATTAGGTGTGTCGAGTGTGGATATGTGTGCTATCTGTGGCTCACCTATCTCATCCACATAACAACTAAACAGATGAGATTTACCATGCCACCTACCCTCTACCTGATACTGGTCAGCATAGGCAAACCCTGCCTTACTACCAAGACCAAGGCCACCTATCATATCATTAGTATTATTCTTTAATGACTCACCATATGTAGTATACAGAGACATGATGTCATCAAAGGATAGACCAATACCCTGATCAAACACTTGAAAGTATGGCTCGATAACAGTGGGCAGGTGTACTTTGTAAGGTATATGCTCCTT